TCTTGAAACAAATTAAATTTAACTATATTAAGATTATACATTTTTTCTAGTTTTTCTAATACAGAAAATGTATAGAATGTGTCAATTGTGCAAATCCTAGTGTCAGGGTGGTCGTGTAATAATGATCGATTTATTAATCCCGGTCCACGAGTTTTTCTTAAAAATTCAGGAGCTAGATGAGGTATCATAAATCTATCACGCAGAGGTGTAGTAATGCCAAACAATATTAGATCATCAGAAGACATGTTAGTGCAATCTAACCATAACTGATCTAATTGAACAAAATTACTACACCCACTAATTGCTCGATTTGTTAAAGTTACATTAAGTTTTTTTGCTAGTACTGATGCAAAACTAACATTATATCTATTATATTCCATGTTTTCTAGTATAGCGTCGATCCGATCAGGAATATCCTGATCACCTGCTACAAAACTATCACCGTATGCCCATAGTTTCATTTGTTTAATAACTCCCATTCAGTAGGCCACAATTTTTCAAATTTTAAAGTTTCATTTTTTAAATAGGTAGTTTCTAATGAATATATTTCTTCTACAAAACTTTTATTTGTTGATTTTGTTTTTAATGTGAGATTTTTCTTAAAAGTCAATAACCACTCTAATCCGGGAGCATCTGGAAATAATTTTTCACATTGAGTGATTTCGTCGATTGCACGTTGCTTTAATTCAGGAGATAATTTAAGAACACTAGCTGTAGAATTTTCTCCCGACGACTCTAATAAATTCCAAAATACATTTTTAATTTTATTTTCCTGTATAAACTCATAAAATTCAACAAGATTAAATGCAGAATATATCGAATATAAACTATGTGCATCTATATTATTGGATGTTTTTTCTTGTATGTAATTTATATTTTTTGCAAATAGATCCCAAGATGCTCCTCGTCTTACATACTCGTATCTGTTGCCAACTGTTTCAAAACTAACTCCCCATTTTGTAGTTCGTTCATTTATTAATGTTTGTGCAATTGAGTTAGATTCTAATGGTATTGCTAGATTGGATAAGATGTAAAAACTTCTATCATCTGTTATAGTATTAACTAATCGTAGATTTTGTTTTTGTAATAACGGTTCGCCGCCTAACATTAAGATATTTTCTATAGAGTCTATGTTTTTTTCAATCATGAGAAATAAACTATTTTCGTTTTCATCTTTGATTGTATTAATTTTTAAACCCTTCAACGTTGCCCACTTAGAACTAAAATATTCATAACAATAAGTACAAGATAAATTACAAGTGTTACTCCAGCGTAGATCTAATCTTCTCAATTTAAAAAAAGAATTATCAACAGGTCCGTAGTCAGTTTGAAATCTTTCCAAATCACTGTCTCTTTCTGATCTAGCATTTTGAGATTCTTGTTGTTTACATTGTCTGCAAGACTCATGCCATTTACCATCAAGAATATGCTGTCGAATATCGGTTGCAACCTTTCCGTTGATTAGTTCGTCAATTGTGTTTGTATGTAACGATCCTATAGAATTAGATGCCGAACAACAAGTCTTGACGTGGCCATCCGGTCCTAAGAAAATCTCAGTGAACGGCAAAGAACAAAATGTTTCTTTGTTCATTTAGATACCTTTATTTCCCGCCAATTTCTAGATTTGTCGTCCATCTTTTCGTGTGTATAAATTCTATCTACTCGACTAAAGGTTCCGCATATGTTAGCACAATATGCCATTTTGCCTTCGGCACAGCTAGACTTGGTCCATGAGTCCGTAAACACCCGATCCAGGTGATGACCTTCCATGATTTCTTGAAGGCTATGTTTGTTAAGGTCGAAGTGATCCCAGCCGTACTTTTCAATCTCGTAATGCAGTTGCAGGCTTTGGCTATCTGAATGTACGCCGTTTAAGTGTGTGCCCATGTAACAACAAGGGATAACACGACCCTTTTGATCAACAAATATTTCTCTACCACCATTTCTAGTTTCGGCTTTACACTTGATGCTAGCACTATCTAATATAGAATTATCTTCTGAACGTAGCATGTCATATACGTTGGCAACACGTTCAGGATGATTGTTGTGTGTTAGTTTATTTTCTTTAAGACGTTTGTAATCATCTATACTAAATTTCCAAAATTGATCTTGTACTTGTCCTTGAGGATTTTCCAAATTTCTATTCTTTGGGTCTACAGGAGCATCGATCCAATAATCAAATTCACCCTCGCGAGTCATTGCACTCATGCGTACTAAACTTGTACCGTTATCAACGCCCAATGCTTTCTTAGGAACAAATGCATGAAATCCCATGTCTTTAGAAAGTTGTTTAGCTTCGTCGATTTGATGTTCGTTATGTTTAAAAATCAAGTAGTCCCATTCTGCACGACCACCTGCATCTATGAATGCTTTTGCATTTGCTATGAGCTTATCCCACTCTACGTTTCTTCTGTACAAGTGGTTTGTGTCTGCTAGTCCGTCGATACTAAATGTAATTTGCCATGACCAGTGATCTCTTAGTTTCTTTGAAAACAAAGTTCCCATCTTAGCCCAGAATTCTGGTTTACGCATTCCACCGTTCGTATTCATACGAATGACAGTTGTTGGACTTACTTGATCTATGTATTCGCAAATCTCGTATAGATCTTTTGCCATGCCGGGGTCACCGTGAACACCGCAAAACAAAATTACTTCACACTTGTTAACAACTTCTGGTGGAAAATATTGTTTAAATTTTTCAATAGTAATTTGATCTATTTCTAAATCTGGACGAGTAAGTGGACTGTTAACATGAAATCGAGTACACATTGGACACGCAGCATTACACGCATTAGACAGCTCGATGTGTAATTGATCTAGTTGATCAAAATTAAAAAAGTTATTATTCATAGTTTATTGTCTTTGCATATTCTGGATATACTGTTGCAAAATTTTGTCCTCGATATTCATCGTGTGCTTTTACATGTCGATTAAACTTTTCCCAATTTTCTGATTTAGCAGTGCCGTTAATAATAAAATTAATAATTCCTGGAATATGATACTCATACATATACCCATCAACATCTTCTTTAGGAATTGACTTGAGTATATCAACAACATAGGATTTTACGTCCGTTGGCAGTTGAGTTAAGTTATATTGTATTGGTCCGTGTACTAAATTAAGATAGGGTCCAAATTCTTTAAAATTTGTATTGTGTTCTTTTAATATTGCTGGCAATCCTGTAATGTTTATTGTACTCAAAGTAATACACCAACCTAGATAGATGTTACCTGTTCTATTACTAAGTTCTACTGCCTTTTTCATATTTTCTTTTACTTCGCTCCATTTAGCAGGATAACGCATGTATTCGAATTGTTCTCCTATACCGTCGACACTGAATGATAAATGTACGTGTCTAAAATGTTTGAATATTTCAACTTTTTCAGCAGGCCACTGTGTGCCGTTGGTAGCATAGTGTACTTCGATATCTTTAGCATATCCTTTTTCAACAGCAACTTCTAAGATACGCCACATTTTTTTACTCATGAAAGGCTCACCGCCATAGAAGTCGAACTGTTTAATCGTTGCTAAGTTATTTTCTAGATCATCCCAAAACGGACTTTCGTCATCGTAGTGCTGATGATACTTTTTCATACTTTGAGCAAATAATTTATATGTAGAATATCTCTGGTTTTCATAAACATCGTAGTCCTCTTCCATCCAAGTACTACTAGAATGACTTCCGCAGGTTCTGCATTTTAAATTGCAGGTATTGCCCAAGTTTAATTCAACTTTGGCAAGACCTTTAAAGGGTGCATTTCCTTTACGTAACCAGTCAACGTATTTGTCGTTATCGCGCTGACGCTTACTTTTACGACCAGCGTCTTCTTCTTCGAAACACCAACTGCACTTATCGTGTCTCTTTCCGGAACCCAATGTATCTCTCACTTCCTGAAATGCTTTCTGATTAAAATTAATTGCAATAGGTTCAGCACCTAATGAATGTTTTAGATCTTGATCTCGATACATGCAACAAATTTTTGTTGTACCAGTATTATTTCCACTCATTGCGTGGTCAGCGTTTACACACCAGGTAGTTTTATTTTGTTCGTTTATCATAATTTTAATAGTTCTCTAATACAGTTTGGGTCGTTTGAAACATTTTTATCTTTAAGGATATCTATCATAGTCGATGTATTATTTAAATTTTCATACATGCGATCGGCAACTAATTTATTATTTTTCCAATTCATGTGGCAATATCGCATATCGCCTGAGTATATCATTTTTATAAATTGTTCTTGTTCTACAGGTGTTAATTGTTGTTGTTCAAATTGGATTAGGTCAATAGCATTATATATGCAAAATCCTGCTCTGCTTTCATAATTAATCAACGTACCGTTATCAAACGGCATGAAATTTATCAATTTTATGTTATTATCGCGACATAGTTGATTCACATCATTAAATATTTTTTGATATACAAAAAGATCAAACTCTTCCGAGTTTACGATGGGGTATGTATCTAAAAGAATTTTTGCAACATCACGTTTTTCTTTGGCTATATTAGGAACGAATAATTTATTTACAGTAATATGGTGCATTGTTTCGTATTCTTTTTGGAGACTATGCCACCGATTGTGCTGACTATATACAAATACTATGTGTGAGTAGTCTTTGTAATGTTTTATAAAATTATTAAAACTCCACCAGATACTTGTTCCATGTAGTGCGTATAAAGTAGAATCAATATTTAATAAATCAGAAAGAGTTTTCGCCCATGGCTCTCCAGATATGGGTAGAGGAGATAGGTCTTTACTTGCAAAGCTATCTCCAAAAATTCCAAGATGTTTTTTAATATTCATTGTAAACTGTTTTGCACAATTCGTAAAAATCTTTATATTCTGGAAAGGTCTTTAATAAGTTAGTATTTAACCGCTTGTCGTTTTCTGAAAAGAAGCTGTAAAAGTCTCTGCGACCAGCACGAATTTTTTCTGCAGGAATTGTTTTTTCCTTCATATAATCTGTAACACGAAGCATTTTTTCATATTCAACATCTGTAAACCATTTTTTATTATCTACAATAAATTGTAGTTGACGTTCTTGATGTTTTATGAAATCGTCTGTAAGAATATTAATCATCCAGTGTGGTGGTTCTTTTAAGTAAGGGGTATCAAAGGAGACTGATTCAAATCCAAACTTCTCACGCCATTCAATCACCTTTTCTAATAGTTGTTGAAAGTTAGTTACACAAAGAACATTATATGTACACATTAAGTTTACAGTAGCACCTGCTTTGATTACTTCTATCATGTTGCGTTCCCAGTGATCACATTTAAGTCCTGTACGCATATACTCTGCTTGCTCGCCCCAACTATCAATGCTGGTAAAGAAACTAAACTTACGAATTTTCTTTTGACGAACCAGACTAGTTACTCTTTGAATAAGTCTGTCAACACGATCGAATGTTACACCTAGATTACTGTTTAATGTAATTTCTAAGTGAGGGGCTGGTTCGTCTTCTAACAGATCAAAAAACTGCATTGCACCTGGATTCATTAGAGGTTCACCGCCTGTGATGCGGAGTGTGTGTAGATCTTTACGCAGACTGGGCCACCATTTCCAGAATGCTTCAATGTAGGGATTTTCGTCTTTAGGACCATAGTATGTTCCGTTGGTCATAAACTCAATGCCATACTGATTATAGGTTAGATCGTAATTACCATGCTTCTTGATTTCTTCTGTCCACATGGTGCTTGCTTGTGGGCAGCAATAACCGCAACGATAATTACAGCCATTACCAAAACTAACTTCTAGGTAACGAGGATTAACTGGTGCATCCCAGGGAAGCTCTGCTAGTTTTTCAATCAGCGGTTCGCTAAAATCACTTGAACTATGTATCATTCTGTCACTGATATGCTCGCCTGGTAGATCTTCAATATTCCAACAATATTGGCATTCGTTAGGGCGACCTCCTTCTAACATAGTTTTACGCTGTTCTTTTTTCCATCTTGTATTGTGTAACGCACTAGGATCTGCTGCAATTTCATCTAAGCCAATATGATGCGGGCGTGGATGATAGCAACTATGATTATCACCGGTGTGTAGATACAGAGTTTGGTGCAACCACTTCATTGCACAGAATCCCGAACCAACTTTGTTTAATCTATCTCTTACGTTTTTAATAAACGTTACTCTGTTTTCTTGCATTTTGCCTCGCATTCTTTCCAGAAAGTTTCTAACTCTGGAAATGTATTTAAAAAATTTGTGTCTTGACGCTTGTCTTGCTGGCTAAAAAATAAATAAAAATTCTCTTTAGCTAATTCACTGTTAAATCCAGTGTCTGATTTAATCCAATCGATCAATCTCTGTACTTTGCTAATTTCAAAGTCGCTAAATCCTTTAAACTCGTTCCATTTGGTTTCTGGATTATATTTCATAAACTCAATTGTGCGTTCTAACTCAGAAACTAAATCAGGTAATAATTTAGGATTCAAAAAATCGGGATCAATTAACTGAGGCACATCAAACCAAACCAACTGACGACCACTGTTAAATTGTTTGCGTAATTTTAATATATTTTCCATGTATTCGTAAAATCGTGTGTACGACAACGCATTAAAAGTGATAATAAATGTCAAACTATGTTTATCGCTGTTTTGGAGATAATCAGTTACATTGGTGTATAGCATGTCAAAGTTCATGCCGTTACGTATATATTCAGCCTGTTTGCCCCACGAGTCTAAACTGCAAAACAACATAAAGTGGTCAATTGCATTTTTTTCAGTGATTTTCTTCAATGATATCATGAACTTATTCCACTGATTTCCAGGCGGGCAGCAATTTGACGTTATAGACAGGTTTAAGGCAGGATGTGGGTGCTCGTATACATAATCAAACATTTTAAAAGTATTTTTATCCATCAACGGTTCGCCACCAGTCATACGGAACGTTTGTAGCTTTGGATAAACTACAGGCATCCATTTCCAAAAGGCTTTTAGATAAGGATTGTCAGGACCGTTGTCGATATTGAGTTTTTTTACCCATGTAATGTCATTGTGCCAGCGATCAGATAAAGTGATAGCACCGCTTTGTTCTATATCCTGTTGCCATGCTGTGCTTAGGTGCGGACTACAATAGCTGCATTTAAAATTGCAGGCCTGATTGAAGTTTACTTCAACATATTGAGGTATTGCATCACCTTCAAATCCCAATGCCTTGGCTTCCTCAATTAGTCCGTCTTCGTAAACGTCCTTACTGCGATATGCGCGATCGCTGAGTTGATTGCCACTGTCTTCGATTTGCCAACAAAATTCACATTCTTTAGGACGAGTCCCTTCTAGCATTAATTTACGTTGTTCTTTTTTATACTTGGTATTATGCAACGCACTTACATCGATCACTATTTCATCTAATGGAATTTGATGTGCTCTAGGATGATAACAACTATGAGTCTTTCCTGTGGGAATATGTATACTAACGTTATACCATTTGGCAAGACAGAAACTAGGACTAACCTTGTTTAGTTCTTTATACACATATTCAGCGTCGGCAAGATAACGAGATTCATATCTACCATTAATCTCTTTAAGTTCATTGCCTTTTATATTACGATTATATTCCACTAAACTGTTCCTGTAACCATTCAAAGTCATTGATTTTATTAAGAGCGTCTGGATTATTTTTATTAGTTTCGCCGTAATGTCTACCCGCCTGTGCCCCGGCAATTGCATATGCCCCAAACGGTTGTTCAACACCAGCTGAACACCATATGTCCAATCGTAGTTTAGTTTCTTCTTCGTACTGCCTTTCAATAATACGACTAGCTAGTTTACAACATTCTCTAAAGGCCGATCTCCATGTTGCAAACTCATCAGTATTGAAAGAGTTAATATTAGACACAGTATTCATGGCTTTAAACTTGTCAGATATACTTGTTGTCATATCCGAAGTATTAACATTCATATTCAATGTTAGGTGTCTTGGTAATAATTTAACACCACCGTTACCGTATTCTAAATTGTTAATAGGATTTTTACTTTGCCACACATGAACACAATCTATATCATAGCTTGACATCACTGTATCAAAACTAAAACTGTCTTCAATTATTGCATCGCCATCGACTATCCATATCATATCAGTATCACATATACTTGCTGCTTTAATATGTGCATTGTGAATTCCTTTCACGCCACGCACTCGTTTGGCCCTAGGACACATATCTATTAATTTTTTATAGTTCTCGTCAGCGTTGGGCTCGTTATAAGAAATAAAAACAACATCATATAAACGATGTTTAGATACTAGTCGATCATGTTCTTTTTTCTCAATTAAAAATCTATGTTTAAATTCTCGTTGTCCTATAATTTTATCTTTAGACAATAATACTAGTCCGTTGGTATGAATTTCTTTACCGTTAAACAGATGCTTAAATGTATGATTTTCTTTTCTATCATGATCATATTTTCCATCATTAGGATCAAAATATAGATCAAATACAGATTCATCTACAATATCTATCTCAGGCCATATCCCCCAAAACATCGGCTGTGTTTCATTTTTTAAAATGTCTGTGTAGTTGTCGTATGACGAAAGAACATATCTATTATATCTATACCGACTAACAACAGTTGTATGTTCTTTTTTGTCTATTAAATATCTACGGTTAAATTCTTTTTGCGAAATAACTTTTTCTTTTGAGAATAAAACTAGCCCGCACAAATATGTTTCTTTGTCATTGCATAGATTTTTAAACACGTGATTTTCTTTTCTATCATGATCATACTTTCCATCGTTGGGATCAAAATATAAATCAAAAATTGTTTCATCTATAATGTTTATTTCGGGCCATATACCCCAGAATAAAGGTTGAGTTTCTGTTTCTATAATTTGTTTATATTCTTCGTAACTGGAAATATTGTATCGATTATATCTATACCTACTAACTATGCGGGTATGTTCTTTTTTGTCAATTAAATATTTTCTATCAAATTCTTTCTTAGAAATAATTTTAGATTTAGAAAATAAAACAACTCCGCTTAGATATGATTCTTTATCATTGCATAAATTTTTAAATACATGATTTTCTTGCCTATCATAATCTAATGCACCATTGTTAGGATCAAGATAAAAATCAAATATTGTATCGTCAATAATTTCTATACTAGGCCACTGACACCAAAACATTTGTTGTTTTTCATTGTCAATAATCTCTAAATAATCAGCATAAGAATTAATTTTATAAACTGGGTATTGATATTTGCTGACAACTTTGTTGTGCTCTTTTTTATCTACAGCATACTGTTTATCAAACTCTCGATTTGATAAAGGTTTATATTTGCTGCAAAGGATTACTCCGCTGAGATAAGATTCAACACTATTGCAGAGATTTTTAAATACATGATTTTCTCTGCGGTCATAACTATTATGATGACTAAAATATATGTCAAAAATTGATTTGTCAGTTACAGTAACTTCTGGCCATACTAGCCAAAACATGTCGTCGGTTATGTGTTGGTATTCGTTGAATGTATTAGGACTGTATGTTTTATATTGTTTTGGAATACTAGCAACAATATCAATTTCTTTTTTAGCTGTAAAAAATCTATGATGAAATTCACGCTGAGAAATCGTCAACGATTTAGGAAACAAACAAATACCATCATAGTGTTCTCCGTTTTTAAAAACGTGAACATACATGTCATCCCACTTAGTGGCTTTATAATCTAATAAATTAAATTCTGTAAGATTTATATCGTCCCAGATAACCCAGAACATTTTTGTAAAGGATTTAGATTGAATTTCTTCGTAAGATTTTATGTTTGTTAATTTTTGAGCAAGTGGATACCTAGACTTTATTGTTGACCAGTCTTTGTCATTTCCGTTGCTTGCTGAAACATAAAAAATATCATACATTCGTAGGCACCGGCATCTTAAAATAAGTGTCGTTGAGATTCATGGTTTCATTATACAAATCTAAAGTAAATTTGCTCTGCTGTGCATCAAGAAAAGGCCAATCTAATCCCAGACTCATTTTTATTTTATCGCCTAAATTTTTAATCTCATCTATTAATCCGTCACCGTTTACTTCTTGATAAGGTTTTCCATATTGATTCCATATATCTCTGAGTATTTCAAAATCTCGAACATCAACATAATTCCATTCAGTGCAGTTGGCCATCCATGTTCCTAGTCTAGCACCATAGACTGCATAGATTCCATTTTCTTCGTGAGCACCCACAGTTGACCACATGCGCAGTCTGTGAATATTATGCCACCATATGCGTTCTTTAATTTCCATCGGAGGAACTTTAACGCCGTCAAGCAAGGTCATTTTAACACCTTCTCGAAATCCTGCTCTCCATGCTTGAAATGATGATCCTGTAATAACACTTTCACTGAACGTTAATGGAAAATTTCTATATCCATCTTCCCAACAAAAATCTACTTGGCCGCGATCACTGTTGGAATTTTCATGTGTCTTCATGTTCAAGACAAAATCCTTACGCCAGATTTTTAATCCACCATTGCCATATCGAAGACCGTTAATTGCATTACGACCACACCAACCATAGACCTGTATCTTGGGATCACTCATGTCAAGGTCGATGTTAAAAAATCTAGGATCTACAATGTTGTCAGCATCAACTGTGATAAACCAATCTGTTTCACTGGCTTCTGCTGCGGCTTTATGGGCATGGTCAGATCCTTTGACTCCGTGAATGCGTTTAGCCCACGGAACTTTGTTACACAAATCAGCATAATGCAGATCTGCATTAGGCTCATCGTAACTTAAAAAAACTACATCAAACTCGATTACTTTCATTTATATTCGATCACATAATTCTTAAATAGGCGTCTTGTATACACACTGAATCTATCATATTCAATGTTTTTAATTGTTACATTATGCCCAACTAGTTCATTTAGTTTAACAGAAAACATCTGAAAAATCAAGTTGGGATCGTTGTAATCGGTGATTAAAAAATCCATATCGGTAGAACCATCCCAAATAAATTGTCTTGTTCCGATGCTGCCTTTGTGTTTTTTAGTTCCACCGTATTCTGTAGACAGTTGAATTTTCAAATATTTGCTTTTCGAACTGTATGTTAGATGTATGTCCGATTTAAATTCTTCCAAATATTTGATGTCAGGAATTCTATGCAATACATCATCTAATTTGTTTAGTGTCTTTTTTTCAGCTATCTCTAACTGTCCTGACTCTACATTTATTTGACAGTTGTGTATCTGTGTTTCAGCTGTGATTATAGATTCAGCAATTTCTTGTGATATCTGCACTGTATGTTTTTGATCTGCAAAAGCATGATCTGGTCCTACGCTGATAACTCGACCCGTATTTGGATCAAACACCGCTACATATTGTATAATCGGTGGCTTGTATTCTTTCAGCCATTTATCAAAATCTTCTATAGTTTCCATGCTTTGGTCTCCAAGATATGTATGCACTCATCTGTGATTAAATTTTTCTCTACGTAATGCACAATATCATTCTGTTGAAAATTTCCTATCTTTAGTCTAGCATCTGCATTGAGATAAAATCCCACATGATCGCTCCAAGTGTCAGCCGGCCACGGCCAATTTTGCAGCATTGGTTTCATATGCACTACTCGAGGAAATGGTAAATCGTATGCGACGTCATCAGTTATATCTAGTATTTTAGCAGCCAGTGCGAATGCTTCATCTGTGCCAACGACCTTGGGTCTATGTTCATTTAGAAACTGATTAGTGAATTCATTGGGATTTTTTATAATCTGTCGGCCTAAATCAAAAAATTCTTGGCATAGCACAGATCCTTTAGAGAAAAAAGTCCACATAGAGTATAAATCTGGCAGGCAGTTTCTGTCAAAGGTTTTTCTATATGTGCGATCTGTGATTGTTTCGCCCCTATAGGTATAGACTTGGTTGGCCACATATAATTCACTGTTAGCAATAAAATAATCAATCCAATGACTGTAATCTCGTAGGAATAACATGTCAGCGTCAAGGCATACTGTGTGATCAAACGGAGACAGTTGATCCATCCACGATCTACCATCCCAATATTTCTCTTGGTCCCATTCTATCACTGTGTCAAACACCCACGGACTTGATAATTTTTCAAGCGATTTTTTGTTGTCAATTACCAATGCCACCTTGTCATACCCTGGTTTTTGTGTGGTTTTTATACTCAGAGCTAGAGCATAGGCGCACTTGAGATAATCAATGTCATCATTGTGTGCTACAAATAACAGATACCCAAAGTTCATATCAACTCCATTAACTGTTGTTGATGTCTCAATATACTTTGTTTATTCATCACATGTATATCAACTCCAGTCACTGATGCTGCACAATATGTGGCATCCAATCGATGATCGATCAAGAATGTCAATTTGTCCTTGTCGACGGCTGTGAGTATGTCTTTGTCCATCACTGATAACACAGGCGGCAGCGTTGGTGTGTTCATGTTTTCAAATCCATCTAGCATATGCTTGGCAACACTAAACGCTATGTCATTTCTATATTGTCTATGATCAAATCGAAAGACATCAGCATAGTGCTTGTAATTTTCTTTGATTAAATTCACCGTATCAAAAAACAGTTTGGACTGTGGATTTTTCGTGAACATCACTGTGGTTGCCCAATACATTTTACAGCTGGTTTCACAGACGTATCTATCAAGGTATCCTAATCTATCTTCGCTATATATGTCGTTGATCGAATCTCCTATCATAACGTCAGCTTCTACATTCCAATATTTGTTTAGATTATCACTGAATATTAAAAAATCGCTGTCTATCAGCAGTGTTCTATCATAGGGTGTAAGGTCCCATACAGAATGTCTGTTGGTATTGCAAAACGGTATTTTTTTATTAATTACACCGTCGTGCAATCCACGTTGATTATCCGTAACAGGCTTATCAACAATTATAACATGTTCGAATACTGTTTCAACCTGCTGCCATGTGCGGGATTCGATCAACCATTCCTTGGTGCTAAGGTCTGTGACCAATGACACTGGAACATTAAGATGTTTTTTTGCAAGCCCGCCACTGATCACTGCTAATAATCCGTAATCTACTTCACGATTATTATGTGCGAAAATTAAAATGCCATTGGTCATTATGCGATAAGTTTTTCTACAGATCTAGATTTCTTGATCTTGTCAAATTCTTGAAAGTATTCATTGGTGACTTCGAAATATCTGCTGAAGATTTCATCACGAAAAGCTTCTAGATTTTCTATCAAAATGGGATTTTCGTTGCTGTCCAACAGCACTGTTCCAGAAACTCTGCCTTTGCTACACAGCATTTCAACAAATGTCAACAGATTTCTATCAATGGCAAACAGCCCGCCAGAGAAACCATACATCAGTTTGGCAGCTGTGCGTTCTTTGAGAATTTTTTTGTGGATTGAAAAAGTCTGCTGATAATTGGCGAAATCCAATACAGCTTTCAACTGTTCGTTCATGAGTTCTCCTTGATAAACTGCGTAGTTTATTTATAGAGAATTATGTGGTCTGAAATAAATTACGAGCCAGTGACAGCACCAATAGAAACTGTGGGTTGAGTCACAGTGAATACTGCGCTGCTAGGCACCATAATACCTGTAGCAAACAGTGTAGAAACACTTACTGTAAGTGTTCCATCTATGTCATCACCTGGGGGTGGGTTAGGACTACCCCCTGCACCCGAGTCGGTGTATCCGTCTGTGAACAATATTCGTATTTCACCGCTGGCCGCGGTGCCTCCGCTGTTTGAAGGCACATCAACACACCTAGCCTGTAGACGATAGTTGTTAGAACCATAGGGACTGCTGGCTGTGGCTGTGTAAAATGTCTGGAAAGAGTTAGTGGTTCTATACCAGTTTGTACCGTCGTTAGGGGAAGTTACAAGACTTGCGTTAGGCGCTGCGCCTCCAAAACTCTGTGTGCCTGCGGCACTGAGAAGACTAGTCCAACTAGTATTTTGAGCCGTGCCAAGCACCCCACCGGTTCGGCTCGCACTGATCCTAATTTTACCGCCACTGTTGAACCAATATCTAGCATCATTGGCATTGGACCAATAAAATTGTATGACGCATTCGCACTGGCTAACCCATGCTCCGGTTCTGCTTGATGTGGTCACTGCTGTGGTACCCGATTCACTAGTGGCTATTGTGAATCTATTAGCTGTGATATTATCGGCCCAATCATCATATTGCTTTTGCGGTACGTCGAGGGTTCCGATATCGGGAGTAAATGAACTGGAATATCGAATAGTATTACCGTCTGCGACCACAGCGGTAACTGGGTTAGATCCGTTAATGTGCTTGTAGGCATTGATAATGTCATATCTCAGATTTGCCCACTCGTTGATAGTGACTTTAGTGCCTTCTGTTACAGCCGTAGATTGGATTCTGATTTGTTGACCGTATCCAGAGTTTCCACTGCCGGAACCTAACACAGCAATGATTTTGTTTCTTATTGAATTGTAGTCTGCTTGGACTATTACACTGTTAACAGCTGGCATGAGAATATTTAAGAGATTATGCTGCTACAATACTTGAAAGTGAATATGTCGGACTAGTGATTGTGAAATTGCCCGATGGCTGTAACAGTCCAGAAGCTTTGACTTCTGCCACATTCACTGTTAACGTGCCCACTACAGAATCCCCCGGTGGTGGACTGGGTTCTGGGCCGGGATCAGTATACGTGTCTGTTAATGTAATACGTATCTGGACTTGAGTGGCTGTGCCTGTGGAGTTATTTGCTACATCAGACTTGGCTTCAAGTCTATAATTGTTTGCAGAATACGGGCTACTGAGAGAATCTTGATAAAATGTCTGATACACATTAGTCAATGTGTAATAATTGACAGTAGGATTCGTATTGGCACCAAAACTTCGTGTTCCAACACTGTTCAAAAAGTTTACCCAAGCTGTAACTTGTGCTGTTGGTGCGCCAGCTGTCAACGCCGAAGTAATTCTAATTTTTCCTCCACTGTTGAAAAAATACCTAGCTGTGGTAGCATCAGCAAAATTACAAGTCAATGTGGTCTGTGCTTGAGTTGACCACGAAGAACTGAATGTCTGTGTGGCTTTAGCTGTGACTACTGATTGGTTGTCGGCAAGATTGAATCTATTTGTAATGGCCTGTTCTAACAATATGTCGTAATTTGTGTTTGGAGAACTTGGTCCAAATCCAATTGCATCACCGACAGCGACCTGTACTATCGAGGGAATTACTCCATCCTGGTGCAGTCTTATATTGATAATATCAAATCTCAACAGATCCCATTGTGCTTTGGTTATAGCATTACCAATGAAAACATCTGAAGATTGCACGGTCTGACCATACCCCCTAGTGGTAGATCCAATGCCTAACAAAGACTCTGCTTTGTCTTGTATGGCCACATACTGCGAAGCAAATATTGATGTTCCGCTAGTCATTACAGCACCAATACTTCAATGATGTTGCCAGTTCGTGTTCCGGTTGATTCTAGAGCAACTGCAAACACGTTGGCATAATTACCGTGAGCTGCCATAGCTGTGCCGCCTGGGCCAGCTATCAGCCTATCACCTTTTGCTACTGAACCGTATGCCTTACATGGAACTCTGCCTTTGAGAGCAATGTATATTCCACCTTCAAGATCTTTGTTCATCATAAAAGCAGGATCTGCACTAACTACTCCTACAGCGCGAGTATTGACATCGCTAGCTGTGACTTCTTTTTCACCGCCTATCATTACCACTGTGCCTGCTTCGTATTCTTTGTCAGCAAGATATTTTTCAGCTAAGTCTGCATAACGAGCAGCTGTGGCCGTGCCATTGAAAATATTTGCAGTGATGTTACCGCTGACATCTCTTGCCGCAATGCTGTAAGCTGTGGCTGTAATTCTTGCGGTTCTATATTGGGTGCTGACTGTTCCATCTGCCCATGTAGGATCAGATATTGCATTGGTTCTATCGATAAATGTTCTATCGGTGCGGTCTGCAGTACCAACAAATTGATTGGCTAATATATCACCGTTGGCGTTTCGTACAGCTACTGTTGAAATTGCTGATCCGGGTATAACAGCACTGGGATCTAAATTGTTTAGTTTACCAGCATTTACTGCTGTTGACGCAGACCCGGTAACCGACCCAGTAAGAGTACCAACAATGTTAGCTCCGGCAAATCCTATCTGTTTTGTTGTAGCATCTATCAACACTGTATCATCATTGGCCAATACGTTGCCTTTGTGTATACCTGTGGTGTTTCCCGTCACTGCTCCAGTTAAGGCACCATTGAATGCTGTAGCGAAAACATTACTCCACCTTTTGGTAGTCGATCCTAAAGCATATGCGTTAGAGATACCAGGTTCTATTCCTGTGCGTTTTATAATTGCAATATCTCTCTCATCGACAGCGTCTTGTACTGTGATCCTAAATGTTATATCATTGCCTAAACGATTTTCTACAATTACATCGCTGCCGTTTTCAACTCTAACTCTAAGATCATTGCCGTCGCCTACTTGAAAGCCAGGATCTTTGAAACCAACTTCCGAAATAAATGCGCTTTCACCTGTTTTGATATATTGGTCAGCTGTGAATCCGCCTAGCTTGGTGGCATTGCTTGCAGTGCCCCAAAACGTAAAATCATCCGTAGAAACACCAGTCTGTGATTTTACTAATGTTATACCTTTCTTAATCACTGTGAAATCATCTATGGCATTTTTACTATTATCAAGAGTAAACGCAGTCTTGCTGATCACAGCTATGGTCTTGCTGTCTGCTATGACTTTAAGTATAGTATGTGGGCCTTCTGCAGTAGTCAGTGTTCCATATACCACTGCCGGGCTGATAATTGATGTGCCTAAATCGGGACTGGCTATAGGTCCAATAAGAGTGAAATCATTACCGGTATAGGTATATAACTGTTTGGCTAATGTGTCCCACCAAAAATCACCTACAGACAAACCACTAGGTGCTGATGCGCTGGCTTCAGCACCGCCAGCTGTTTTGAACTTGGCACCATCATAGAACTTTAGTTTTTTAAGTTGTGTATCAAACCAAACTTGCCCGGTAATAGCTTTTGGAGGTGCTGTGTTATTAGCAAAATTTTCTAATAGATGAACAAAATTTTCATTCTGCACTTCGCCGTAGCCTGCGTAATTTTTGCCCACTAGCCTTAGATCAGTGGTGGTGTCGATAGTGCCGTCAGCTACAGACGTTAAAAACACACCGTTAAATTTGTTGACTTCATATGCCATGTTGTTAAGAACCTCTGCTATGTTTTATATTTATCTATTCAGATATTATTAGTTTCTTCCAACTAAAACTTCAATAATTCCGTCAGTTCCGTTAAAATTTTCTAAAGATTTACCTACTATATTACCAAACTGCGGTTGATTAGTTGATTTAGCGAACCCGTTACCGGCGCTTACTAATATATCACCCTTATTAATTTTTCCTGTAACTTTACACGGAACTCGTCCTTGTAATGCTACAGCAACTACATGGTTACCTGCACATGAAGAATTCATTAAATATGCGGGGTCAGTAGAAACAATACCAGCAATTTTATTAGTTTCTGGTCGAGCTAGAGTAACTTCATATTCTCCGCCAATTTCTAAAACTGTGCCGGGTTCGTATTCTCTGTCAGCTACATAATTTTCTGCTAGATCTGCATACTGAGCAGTTGTTGCTGTTCCCCTAAACAAACCAGTAGTGAAAATATCATTACTACCTGTATCTAAAACTCTGTTTAAAACCCATTTGTTGCCTGTGCTTGAATACATAACCGAAGCGCCAGACCCGTTAATGAATATACCAGCACCACTAGCTTCAGCTGCTGTAGCTGCTCCGCTGGCTAGTGTTATTAATTTGTCTTCGATTGTAAGTTCTGTGGAATTGACTGCTGTTACATTTCCCTGAACTGTTAAATTTCCAGTTACAATTAAATTGCCGTTGGCAGTTATATTATTACTAGGATCTGCTGACGTTATGCTAGTAACTTCAGCATCGGTACCTTTAAAATATGTTGCATACACATTTTTAAATTTATGACTCGGAATACCCAAATTTGATAGATTATCAGAAATAATTGCAGGATCGTTGGGACCGCCTAAAGATAATGATTCTGGAGCACCTATAAATGATAACTCAGGTCCTATTCCTAACATATCAAATTTTAATTTTCCGCTAGTAGATCTTATAGTAGGACCAGTTGAATGAACAAACACTCGCAGTTGATTTCCACTGCCTAACACTATTCCTGTGTCACTGACATTTAAAGAACTCAATGTTCCTAACTGTGTCAAACCACTCAGTGTCACAGAATTATTAAGACTGCTTCCGGTCAAGGTTGCGGCATCAGCTGTGACTGTGATATTATTAGAACCATCAAATCCCACGCCGTTAATGGTTCTAGAAGTGGCTAATCGTGTAGCAGTGGATGAATTTCCAGACAACTGTGCGCCGATAAATTGGGTGGCCTGAACTATGTTAAATGTGCTGGTTCCACTGGTTGCTGTGACATTTCCAGTAAGGTTGCCAACTAGATCTGCTGTGATAGTGCCTGCTGAAAATCCGCCTTGTGAATTTCTAGCGACTATCTTACCTATGAGATTGGCAGGAGATGCATCCACATTCCATGTTCTTTCTACCGAACCATTGAAATCTGATCCTAGGATATAATCACCTTTTTTCAATGCATTGGTGGTATTTGCTGTGATTGTGATATTTGACGCGGCTGTAAATGGCACTCCGTTAATTAGTCTAGCTGTTGATAACTGATCAGCTGTGGCAGCATTGCCGGTTACGCTGCCATTGATCTTAGCCGTGCTAGAAAGATTGATTCCCGCTAATAGACTGTCGCTGAATCCTGTAACTTGATCGTTTGTGTTGATAGTAAAAGCTGTCGCAGTGCAGATAGCAAATATCACGCCATTGGTTTCTAAGAATATCACTGGGCGAGGATTACCGGTGTTGTCGTCCAGGGTTCCTGATCTTGCTTTAGTAGATCCAAATCCTTCCACAGCTTCTGGACCTATCAATCTCCATGCTGTACCAGTATATGTAAACAGTTGATTAATCGGAGTCTTAAACCATAAAGAACCCGGGTTGGCGCTGACAGGGACTGTGGCGCTTACAACAGCAGATCCTATGGGATTCCACTGTGTGCCATCATAGGCATAGGTTATAGAGTCTGTGGTATTAAACCATATCTGTCCAGTTAAAGGCCTCGATGGAGGAGCTGTATTAGCAAAATTTTCCAAGAGAAACACAAAATTTTCATTCTGTATTTCACCATAGCCCACATAGTTTCTGCCAACCAATCCCAGACTTGTGGTAGTATCAATGGTGCCATCCTGCAGCACCACTAATTGTTCCTTGTTGAACTTGTTAATTACATAGGCCATTTATGCCACTCCTGATTCATTATGGAGGTAATGGTAGATCTGACTGCCATATCCACACTCCTCCGATTATTTGAAATACTTTGATAATTCTTGTTACCGAGACACTTGCTGCGGCTATGTTAGCTGTGGGGAAGCTGATGTTTGTAATTGCTTGGCTACTGGCTCCACCAAGATTGGTTAAAAATGGTGCTGTGGAAATCGATGGTGGCAATGAATTTATGCTTAAAGATTGAGCGTTGTTGCTTATCAAATTACATAAAATTCTGGCATATGTGCTTGGCCTATACTCACTCACAGGAGCAAGATTATTCAATATATTTGTAATAATATACGTATTGGATTTACCATCAGATAAATCAATAGTAAAAATCACAGGTCTTGATTCCACTTTGTTATCTGCATATTCTTTAGTAGCAGCATCTTGAGCAGACACAGGATCTTGCATGCCGGTGATTCTTGGAGCCCCGATCAATGCAACATTTCCTGTGCCATCTGGTTCTAATTCAATATCAAAATTTGTACTCACAGTGCTGATTCTGTGATTTTCCAGTCTCATCTGAGTAACTGCAGGCACGCCCGGTCCGATGTTGACCACAGTCTGTGTACCAAAAGAACTAACCCCTGGGATACTTGTGATAGCAGAACCTAAACTATTGCCATCTATTACCTTAGTTCCGCCAATATACATTGCTTTGCCGGCAGCTAAATTCAATGTCTCGGATACATCAAGCCAATTACTGCTATTGCTGTATATTATAGTTTTATCTGTAGATGCCTTAATTGTAATACCTGCACCATCGGCTGTAAGATTTGTGGGACTGGCAACATTGGCTATGACTATATTTTTATCTTCTATCTCTACTGTGTTAGTGTTTATAGTTGTGGTTGTACCTTCAACTGTGAGATTACCACTGACTATTAGATCGCCGCCGGTGGTCACTGTGCTGCTGGTAAATCCAGAATATAGGTTGATGTTTCTTGTTGCTGCATTAATAGTAATAGCTGCTTCTTGTGTAATACCCTTGCGTACACTCAACTGAATGTTTCTATCAGTTGCAGCATTGCTTATTAATACATCTCCAGCACTGACAAATAAATTTGCCTGGCCTGCTGAACCTACTATGATACCTAAATCACTGGTAATCTGTAATTGTCCATTTATACTGTTAGAAGTATCAGTTCTAACATAGGTGGTTGCCGGAGATCCGCCTAAACTGTCGCTGTTTATACAGGTCGCACGTATTTTAAAATTAGATAACGTGCCTGCATTGAAACCAGGTTCTATATTGCCATTAAATCCTACGATTTCTACTTTAGGTGTAAAACTGTCTTTGGAAAAAATTCCCAGTAACACACCATTATTATAAAGACTAGTTACTACTCTGGTTTGATTCAATGTATCTAAAATGGTGTCTACTCGCAGTCCGCTGAGACCCTGCACACTACTATACGCTGGTGCAAGTAACACCGCCGAAAGACCATCAAAAAAGTATAGTTGTTTTCCAACATCGTCATACCAGAGGTCGCCTGCAGCTAATGTGCTTGGTTGAGAGCTCGATACTGTAGCTGAACTTACCGGAACGAAAGAGATGCCATTATAGACTTTTAATTTTGACTGGCTAGTATCAAACCATATTTGACCCTTGATCGGGCGCATAGGGGCTGTGTTACCAGAAAAATGCTCTAGTAATTTTATAAGATTCTCATTAAACGCTTCGCCAAATCCGCTGAAATTCTTTCCTATAAGAGTGATATCAGTGGAAAGGTCATCGACCTGGCCGTCTGCTACAGTTGCTACAATTGTGCCGTCAGTTTTGTTTATTTGATATGCCATGTTTTACTCTGTTAGAAAGCTGGTGGTCCAGATCTTATAATATAATTCATTGCCAAGAAAGGATTCATTAAACCTACTGGTGTTGCTAGTGTCACTCCTACGGCTTTTTTTACTCCGCCGCTGTCTTTGAGATATTGTGCCTGTCCCGGAGCTGTCGGTCCAGGTCCAGAGGTGGCCAACGGATCAAGTGTTGTTGTAAGTGCGACTGCAGAATAGTCTTGAGTGGGGGTTGACAGAGAATGACTGTGTTCTGGTAGATTTGGCAATGTTAACGCTACAGAACTTTGTCCAGCTGAGCCTCCAAGTATTGTGGCCTGCACGTCTGGAACCCGGCCTGCAACACCGCCACCTGCATCTACGTAAGGACCTGTAATAGTTGGCACAGTGCCTGCATTATCCATATTATCCTTACCAAGTGCGAATCTACCTCTGAGATCAGGTAATCTAAATGTGTTCACTCCCAGCAATGCTGTGACTCCATTATATGTGGTGCCGATCACATCATACAGGTCTGTATACTTTACCCTTTCAATTTCTGAGCCGTCACAGAACAAGTAACCATCAGGAGCAGTAATACCCGCATACGGAAGAATAGCTCCTATCGGCACTGCTAGATCACCGAGAAATACTTCTCTAGTTTGTTTAAGAAGACCAGAACTAGCTAAAGTGCTTTCACTAGGCCTGTAGGTTAAAACAAAATCCCCTTTTTTGCCACGATTAGGTACTGGAGTTTCTTTACCCGCAATAATATTTGCTGTGAGTGTGGCATTAAGAATTTTTGTAGAACTACCAACTTGCCCGTCAAATTGCACAGCCGGTGAGATCACATCTCCTGCTAGTTGAAAACTGGTGATTGTGCTGAGAGATGTAGCAGTATTGGCGTTGCCACTGATGTTTCCCTCGAGCACGCCTTGTATAGTATCTGCAATGATTGTTTTGGCACGTATATTATTGAAGCGTCTTGTTGTAGTGCCTATATCATACGTGTTTGTGATTTTTGGTATTATAACCGCGGTTTGTAGGACGCCAGTGACGTCAATGCCGTCACCGACAATTATATTTTTTGCAACTGCAATTCCACCTTGAGTGACCATGCTACCATTATTTAAATTAGTGCTGGCTAAGCTACTGGTAGTAAAAAAAGAACCTGTGATTTTTGCATTGCCTTGGATGTCTAACGCTTCTAATGGGTTACTTTGATTTACTCCAACTTTGTTGTCAACAATTCTTAAAACTGTTGCTGGGATACCGTTTCGGTTTGTCTGTAGATCAATAGAACTGCCTGCAGAAGAATTATAGATGTTACTAGATGTTGTTGTAGCTGATAACTTAAATGTCTCGTCGGCCCCGATAGAAATACCGTTATTGTTTTTGATCTTTATTTCAAAATTAGTGGTATTGATGGTATCTGATCTAAGAAATGTTCCTGCAGCTTTTTCTACTCCGCCTACCAATAATGCTTGAGCATTTCTTGCTGTACCGTTCAGAACAGGTAAAAATCCCCCTACAAAATTTGCAATTTCACCCGAAGTTGCAGGAGCACTGATGTTAATACCTGATTTTATCAGATCAAATCCAGTGATCAGAGTCTTTGGTGTAAAACTGTCTTTACTAAAAATAATTACAGGAATGTCTGCAATATAAAATGTTAGAATAAATTTATCTAAGTTATCAGAATCTGATATTTTTTCTATAACCGGTCCATATCTCAAACCACCAACTGAACTCTCAACTGGGCCAACTAATATCCAACGTGTGCCTGTAAATATCCGCAGTTGTTGATTAGTAGTGTCTACCCATAACTCTCCTACTTTACTGGTTTCTACTGAAGGTTGGCTAACTCCTTTTTGTATTCCAGATGCTGCCTTCCATGCAGTGTTATCCCATATTTTTAGAGTTTGTGTTCCGCTTGTGCTATCATACCAAAGCTGTCCTTCTACAGGATTAACTGGTTGATTAGTAGATGCAAAATTTTCCAGTAGTGATAAAAAATTCTCTGCGATAATCTGCCCGTAACCTGTGACATTTCTACCAGGAAATGTCAAACTGGTATCTGTGCTGGATGTATTATCAAACACTGTGATTGGACTTTTATTTTCTTTGTCTGTGAAATTAACAATATATGGCATGATTATATCTCAGTGAATCCAGTTAAACTCTGCACACGGATAGTGTAGTCAATCTGTAACAGTCTGTTAAGACTTTTCTGCACAGGGTGAAACACCACGTGTGTTAATAGTTTTCCTTCAGCGCCGTTTTGGCCGATGCTTTTTAATCCTAATTCATCAAATACGAATTCACCATTCATGTCAACGCTGTTGTCAAATGCTTCTTGCTCTAATGGTTCTCCATAATCTAACAAGCAGCTGATCACAATATCACTATAAGTCGCTCCGCTGATATGTCTAATTTCCATTTTATTTCTCACAGGATCTTGATTTTCAATAGCATTTTGATCAACTACTTTTTGGTAGGTTTGATTGTAGAGGCTAGAATTAACACCAACAGTATTGGGTGTAAGATAAGTGATAAGACCTGTGGGGTCGACTGTGGTTCCGCCTGTACCAAAAATCATCTGATACACTGTGCCGTATCCTTGATTACTAAGACTATTGACCATGGCCACACTCATATTTTCATAGTGAATAGCATTGCGTTTGTCTACAAAAATTTCTTTGGTCTCAGGATCGTGAATCTTGATATGACCTTCAAAATTAAATCCGCCTGTTTCGTTGGGTCGAGATTGTGTATTTTGAGCTGATTGATCTTGATTTTTAGGCATTTTTATCTCTTTTTGTTCCATCATGTATTTATTCAGGGATGTCAGTGGTCTTTTCCACAATGAATCTAGCCACCGACGTTACGCTATCTATTAGACTCACCCCATCTGCTGCTGTAGTATCGCCCCTTGTATACCAAGTTTGTCCTAGTCGTCTAAGCACAGTGACTCTGGTCCCAGCAGGCAAAGCAGCGGTTAATCTAATTTGCTGTGAAACACCGTCCACACTAAACTCAGCTTCTTGTGTTTGATCTGCATCAGGGCTTGCCGCTCCGTTAGTTTCGGTGTATACATCCTGTGGATCTTTTTTCAATCTACGACCTGCTGCAAAAACTTCAAGTTGATCGCACGGTCCATAAGTTAGCGGAATAGATTTTCTATACCAGAGACCGCTTCGTGAGCTTTTTACAGGAGTAAAATCTAATGGTCCAATCAGTAATGTGCTGCCGTCGCTGGTAAAATCAATCCGCTGTTGTGTTTCATTGTAAGGAATAGTTTCACTGTAACTCACGTCAGCAACCACAGTGTTTGTAGCATACGTTTCTGCGATTGATGTTCCTTGCACTCCTCTGCGCAGCTGTCCAAGCACATTGCCTGTTTTCAGCATGTATTCAATGCGTTCACCGTCAATGAATATGGTTCCTGGTAAATTTCTAGATACGATCGGTTGCCCTAACAAACTAGCATCTGATACTTCTATGGTTGTATCAAAATATCTCAAAGGCTTTACTAATTTGCATGATGCTTTTGAAAATCTGTTAAAGTGATACACATTTAACATGTCTTTGTGGATTTCGTACGCCGAGGGCAATTTGAAAATATCATTCCCAAAAGTAATTATTTTGACAGTATCATCAAGGGTGGTCGTGACATTGAGATATACCACTGCTCTTGGCAGGCTCACAAAGTAATCTTTTTCTTGTTGAAGTCTGATGCCGTTTAAGTATACCCATACATAACTGGCCGATATAGGAGATCTAGACAATTGATAATTCACTTTGCCGCCTTTGGTTTCATCTTGAATAATATCCATAGAAGGATATTCACCAAACCAAGTAACATTAATTGCAGGGTATGTTGAATCAGATATTGTGGAATCTCCAGGAAATCCAAAATCAAATCCACTGTCAATAATTACATTATTTCCTTGTATAAAATACTGTGCATTTAAATCGTTTTCAATTTTGATTTTATCGCCTACTGATAGCTTTTCTGGTTTGATGATCAATTCCTTAGTAGGACCGTTGAATGTATAATCAATCACAAACGTGCTGGGATCATCATTGATGTAAACTCTTAGATTAGAAGGTAATATGCTACCTCCTGATTCAAACGGATCTACTCCAAGTATGAACTGGTTGTTGGTGCCGTCATAAGTTACATAGTCGGTGTCTGGACCGTTAAGCAATTGACCGTTAACTTCCACAATCACAGAACTTAAAGCCGATCCTCTAGCTAACTCACTGAATCCGTTGAGATCAAAACTGCGTGTGCTGCCTTCGTAATAAAATGTTTGGGTATTTACATTTACTAGAGACAGACCCAATGAATCTACATCCAACGATGCTGCTAGACATACGATTTTGATCACATCACCTGCCTGAGGCTTTATTGCAAATTCAACTAAAGTTTTTCCCACAGCATCTATAATATCTGTGCTGTTGCGGAATCCTACATCAACCCGAGATCCATTTAATGTAACAAATACACCACTAGTAACATCATAGCCTGCATTAGTAAGAAATAATCCAGTGGTGCCATCTGCTATATAACTTTGATAATCTAATATACCAAGACCGCCAATACCTATGCTTAATATTTCCACTAGTTCACCTATTGCTGGTGCTGAAATAAAATTCACAGTTGCGGCGGAACGGTCTATAGTGTAATGTTGATTCAACGCTTTTGCAGTGTTATCAACATAAACAAACACTGAGGAATTTTCTAAAACTGTCTGACCTATAGCAAACACAGTGTCTTGACCATTAGAAATAGTAATCTTTGATTGTAACGCAGCTGCTCCGGATGTTTTGTTGTTGTATACTTTTATCGAAACACTGTCTATTACCTGTCCTGGTATATTTTCTTCAGGCGCCGGAATGTTATCTTTGTCAATGAACTTTCCACCTGTAATAGCAATTTCTTCTGCAGTTGCACCGGTGGCAGTGGCATAAGCAGAACTAATAGCTGACAACGATCCGCCGCTGAGTTTGGTATCTAATATGTTATCATCTGTAATTACCACAGATCCGTCGCTGTCTATCGGACGGAAAATAAGGATATCACCATCTTGGGTGCTGAGATACGGCCCTATTAATACCACAGCATTTACCCCATCACCTACAAACGTTGGCATTTCTGCTGCAGGATTAACACCTGTGCTAGAATCTTGTGCCGATGAATAATTTTCATCATCTACACGCACTGTGATGTTTGTGTTTTTACGTTTGATATATATGTTGATTTGCTGCCCAGCTGCTGGTATATATGGTAACGTCACCGAGACGGTGCTGCCGTCCGCTACATGGTAATAATCTGAACTGAGCTCTACTGAATCCCAACTATCAGTAAACCAAGGTAGCGCATCCCAACCACCAGTGACATCGAATGTAGTGCCTTGTATTCTTACGCCACCAAAGTCAATACCAGTCATGAGTTGGTTTAGTTCCTTGCCTATCATGCCTGTTTTTGGGTTATAGGACTTTTCTATTCTATTCACAGCATCTAATAACAAAATGTTCTTGTCATAGATCACTGTGATTTCATCATTTATAGTTGGTGCAGTATTAAATGTCAGTTTTCCACGAAGTAAATTATAACCACCTGTGGGTTGATAATACAGAGATATCTGATAGTCACTAGCCAACACAACCTGTGTTTTTTGTGTGGCAGATATTTTTCTAGTTACCTTGATTCGAGTTTTATCATTAGTTGGTGCATAATTTAAAAAGAATACAGCACTACTACCGCCGGCAATGAATGTCTGTGTCTGCGAAAAATTTTCATAGATGCCGTTGGCCGAGAGTCTATCAAATTTCAAAGCGACATCAAACATACGCACTTGAGAATTTCCTATGATTGCAGTGGCTTTGGCCTGTACAGCAGTAGATGGATTTCCTCCTACCAATGTCACTGTTGGTGCTTTAAGATATCCTGAACCCTGAGTTAACATCTGTATGCCCGACACTCTACCATTTGAAATAAATGCTCTAGCGGTGGCACCAATTCCATCTCCTTCTATCAACACCCTAGGTGGAGTTAAGTATTCTGTGCCCTGCTGATATACCTCTATAGCTGTGACTGCGTAGCCTTTATTATCTGCCCACCATTTCCACGGATACTGTGATATTTCTGTTGATGATGCATTAACAGGATTAGCACGGCCGTCAAAGATTGAATATGACGGTGGAAGATCAAAATCAACCGCCGACGATGCATATGTTTCTGGTTGGTCATAACGGCTGATATACTCTCTAACTGTGGTTCTAAATGGTTTAACTTCGTTGATGTATTCTTGATAACTTGATAGATTATCATTTTTGTAATTTGGCGGGCTTGCTAGTGTGCCAATATTATGGGTGGCATTTAGGAAACTGGTTTTGAACACCCAATCCACATACTGCTGTTCGCTGAACACATGTCGTATCGAAGCAAAAAACAATTTGTTCCATTCTACTGCGTAATCTCCTACAAAAATATTTTCTTTTACTGCTGCAAAAATATTTCTAAGTTCTTGCGAATTTTCTATGTCATAGGTTGTAGTGTCAAATGGTTGTGTATTATCGAACCCGACTCCAGTTACACCAGTGTCGTACAATGAAGAATTTATTTGTATTGTACCGTTTTGTCTACCAACTAGTAGATACTTGTCTAAAAATGTTTGACCTATTTCTTGAGTTTTTTGGAATTTAGCCCATCCGCCTGCAGCATATTCTTTGACTTTGATAATGTCACCGATCATTACAAGGCTATCTATGACCTCATAAATGTTAGAATATTCTTTAACAACACGTAGATTATCACTGTATCCTGGTCTAACCCAATCTACTTTATTCCAGTATGCTGTTGTGTCAAACGCTTGTGATCTACTACGGAAATATGTCTTGCGTAAATCATCCCAAGAATAAATGCTCCAGAAATTATTCAGCGTTGCATCATTGTTTACTAACACAGAAAAATATCTCACCTCGACCTTGATCACACTGTATTTTTTACCACGATTGGTAACTACCACAGCTATTACTCTGCCTTGTCCATCAATGTGACATACTGCTGTGGCATTCAATCCATCACCGGTGATGATCACCGGGGGACCAATATAAATTCCAGGTTGTTCTTGATCGAATAATTCTTTAGGCTTGTATCCATATCCCGGATCTATTATATCTATTGTGTCTAATTCACCGTTGATTAAATTACCACGCAATACAGCACGTTTGGTATTGGTTGTTCCCACTGTCTGTAGATCTATTTCAGTGTCTACTGCAATGTCATAAAGATTCAATTTATCACTAGGAGCTGTATCAACTTTATTTAAATTAGTATATTCTATGATTTCTGCAAAAGTTTCATTTAGTAATATATCATTGATGTATTCTATAACGATTTGTAATGCTAACAATCTGTCGACAAACATGGTCTGTCGAGGTCTATATTGTATACCGTATTTTTGTTTAGCTGGAAGATCGATATCAGGAATTTTATTTCCTGCGATATCCGAACCAACAAGACTGTCAATCCATTTGTTTTCTAATTTCGGAGATGGTAAATTATCAGCCACTCCTTCTGTAAGCAATTGGTATTCGTTGTGAATTGGTCTCGGTGATTCCAAGCTGTTGTTAATTTGTAGATTCAACAACGCTGTATCAGACTGCATGATTGTTTTAAAATTATATGTGAGAAATTTATTGGATTCTATCAACGCAACAAAAGCTAGATTCGATCCTGCTGGATTTGCAATTAATCCGGCCACCTCAGCAGCTGATTTTGTTCTGTCTGGCATATTGCTGGGTGTGACGGCTTTGCTTCTTACCCAATAATAATATAATGTTTCTGAGACAAGTCCAGTAGTTGGGCTAAAGAAAAATTTCACACTGTAAACATCATTGTTGGGATATAATGGTTGCCCGCTAACTCCTTGAGCCAGTCCTGCATTAGTGTCTGCCAACGCTGCCCATTCATTAGGTAACAACACCGTCTCAACCCATTCATACACATCTATACTCGAACCCAACACCTGTTGATTCCAATTTCCTGTTTTATAAGCAGAATCTTTTTGTTCTGCATATTGAAATTTTGCAGTGCTGGTATTCCACCATAATTTTCCTACATTTTTTTCTAACCAGTTTATAGTTGTATCCACTACCACTTCATCCGTGCCTACTGAATACACCGCAGGATCGTATGGTGTTTTATACTTGATTTCTTGCTCAGCTATATTAAGAATTTTTCCTCTAGCTGCATCGACGAAATCTATGTCTTGTATTTTTACATTGTTTACATTGTCATAAAGTTCAATTTTTTTAATTTTTCTTAAATCTACCAATGGTCGTTGGCTTGTAAGCACAGTCCAACTTGCATCTGCACTAGCTGTGAACAGACGTGCTATGCCTTGATATGCTTTGGTAGATGTGTTTTTATAATAAGGTGATCCTACTAGTATTTTTGAACCTATACAGTCTATGCTGTGTCCAAATGATTCGTCTGTCTGTAGATCGCTGTCTAGTTTTTCTGTAAGAAAGAATATTTGATCTTTGTTGTCAAACACATAGACACCACCAGTAAATCCTTGATCAATATAAAATCTTGTTCTTGCATTATCAAATGTTGTGCCTTCCAGTAGATCAAAATTGATAGAGAAAGGCGTTTTTGTATTTCTAGCACCGACTGCTATTTTAGAACTGTCTGGACTCACCGATACGGCAAAACCAAAATATTCATCAGCATAGATTTCATAACTTTGTAAACGCTGTTTCACTCGGAATTCTGTTGTTGATTGATCTAATTCTAACACATATACTGCGCCCTGATCTTGATAATTTACATCTGATCTAGGACTAGAAACTACTAGTGTATTTCCATTGGCATCTAAATCCATAGCAAATCCAAACTGATCCCCAGTACTAATCACTAACCCAGAATCTATGTCGGTGAACGACGACAGTGTGCCAGCATTGATCATTTGAACAAATTCATAGGAATCGTATGCAGTTTTTTTATATACAAAAATCTTACCGCTAGGTGTAGTAGTGCTGTCTCCTACCTGATGCCAATTAACACTAGCAGATGGATCTTCATTATAACTGCGATATGTGCTGTCTGTACTGTCAAATGTGTCACCTAATTGATAATATTGATATGCTGTGCCAGGTGATCCTTGAAATCTTACAGTCTCTCCTTCGACATATTCAACGTCTGGTCTCCATAATCCTCGATAGTTTGCAAAATATTGTCCATCGCTGTTTGGGGCACCTATAACTAAAATATTTCCATCGCCACTCATGGCCATAGAAAACCCAAACTGATCTCCTTGCTTGACTAGTTCTGCTTTCTGAGTGTTGGTTAACAGTCCAGTGGTTGTAAACTCCTGTGTGGAACCATCATCTTCCACAGAGATATTTGTTGGTAGAGAGCAGTGTGTTGATATGTCGCTGACTTTGAGCCAATTTTGTGAATCGAGAGTGATGGTGCTGCCATCCGAGGTTGATCCGTCTAGACTCTGCCATAAATTGCCACGTGCTGTTTCTAAGATGGGATCTTGCGCTGCTTGCCATACTATATCATCTTGCTTGTAGGAATCAGATAGGTTGTATATGCCTTTATACAAAGGGTTTTCCATATGTGTCCACTCTGTTCCTGTGCGCTTGATGAGATATACCCTGCCTGTGTTGTTATAAGATCCCACAGCAGATACTGCCAAATAATATTCAGATCCGTTTACACCGATGACAATTTCAGAACCAAATTTTTCATTGTCTGCAGGTCTCGGTGACACGAATGCTGTGACATTAACATATCTTCCGCTGACAAATTCATAGACCGCAACCATGCCCTGCTGATAGTATCCAAAATTTCCTGCTGTTGTCTGTGCAGGAATGACAGTGGAATGTGGCATCCAGTCATCTGAATTTATAGCTATTTCTGAACTTCCATCAGTAGCCGCTGTGTTGGCGTTCAGAGCTCTATATAATCTACCGCCATATACGACAATATCGTCCTGTGCATAAAACACATCCACGGCCCACTCGCCTCGATATCTACTAGTTACTCCGCTGGCTGTGGGAGCACCTATTACAAGATATTTGCCGTCCGGACTAACTGCCATTTTTTCGCCAAACGATCCCAATGCTGTTTCAAAGAAACCTACCGGCGGTGCTATGATCTGTTTTAACGAAAGACCGTTATCTGTTTCTACATACACATTTACAAAACCCGACTGAGGTATGGCAACAATTGTGTGCTTATTAGTATTGTCATATATAACCTTAGTGCCTAACCCTAACGGATTAGATATACCAGCACCGTCTATATTTTTTGCTGAATAAGTTTTATTCTTTTCAATAACTTCCCATTGATCATTTCTATTGTTATCAACAAAGACCAAAGATTTATTTTTTAGTAGTGCTGCAGACCGTTGATCTATACTAGAATAATCAAAAAATCTTGATGGAGTTAACAACTGTAAATTAGCTGTGGTGCTAGTGTCTATCTCAGGATCATCTATATCTGCGTTTACTGTGATTGTTACGGTTGTGTTTGTCGCCGCAGTGATCTTGAAAAATCCTTGCAGATTTGCAATTTCACGAATGCCTATGTAGTCATCAACTGCTATAGCATGTGGACGATTGAGTGTTAGTATCACCGTGGTATCATCTGGTCTAGCTACCGACACTACGTAAAGCAGCGCCGATTCATTTACTCGTAGAACTTGCCACGAATCTTGATAGAACGTCACCCAGATATGATCAGCTTCATTGACTGTGTCGATGGCCAAAGTAGTTAAATCATTCAGGGTTCGAATAACATGTTGATACTGGCCGGCACTCACGTAACCAGCTGTAAACACCGGCTCAGTCTGTGTCGTGGTAAGTAAAAAATCCACTGTGTAGGGCACAGGAGCAATAGTGAAATCGTTGGCAGTGATACGATAGAATGAATCTACAACTTTAGAATTCACTGAGAGATTAGAAATGTGCAACTGAGGATTCAGTTTAAATTTAGTTTTTTCCAACTGTATTTCAACTTCTGTAAACTGATCTGTGCCGCCAATCTGTCCTAGTCTAAATGCCCATTCTTCATTGAGAGTAACACTGCCTGCTGAAGATCTACTCAGCTTATCAAATATCTTGGTTATGCTGTTTGCTGTGCCTTTTTCTCTGATAAATCCTTGATATAGTTGAAATTGACTCACAGAATCTTCTGCTAGATTTTGCAGGTAATCTCGCTGTTGATATCCTATAGCATGTCTAGCAAGTTCGCGTTGACTTTGATTTATACCTTGCGATGTAGTTTCAAAGTAATCACTGAACTGATTTATTTTGTAATCAAAATTAGATACCAGCTGCTTAACAGGGGTGGAATCTAATTTAGCCCATGTTGCATCGATGAAGTTTTCCGAACCTAGTTGGTTAACTAAGCTGGTCCAATTGTATGACTTGTAAGATACGATGTCCCCTAGTTTGTAATCTTTGAAAGGTTGCCAAACTTGTATATCAACATTGTCGAATAAAAATCCCGGACTAGTGTAGTCTCCGTCCCAATCCACTGTACGGAAGGCCTGCATTTTTATGCGCCCTTGCCGATATCCTGTGGTCTTGTCATAGATAATATCATTAAACACTGTGCGATCATCAAATACAGTCACATGCTCTTTGATAACATAATGTAACCGTGCATAATATATACCGTCGGTGGTATTTGTTGTTTCTAATTTGAAATTCTGAAAACTTCTGTTAACGTTAATAAATCTAGGAGGCAATACTGTGCCATCACCTTTGAGTATCTGATAGTCATAGAATCCGTCTAAGAGATTATCTGGTGTCCCTACAGGCACATTAATTTCTAATTTTTGCGCCGAAGGGCTTAAAGCTATAATTGCACCAGGTTCCCAATTGTGTTTGGTCCAGAACATGAATTCTTTAGCAGCACTTAACCAATCTTGACTGGTAGCATTCTGAGGATCATAGTTATTGAATACGACACCCTGTGTTTTAAGATAGCTGTCATAACCTAACAACAGATCTACCACTTGTTGTATACTGGTTAGCAATGTGCCGTAGCTCATCTGCCGAACTGTGATAGTATTAAATATTCGTCTTCTCAGTGCTTCGACTGCACCTATTTTAGGAACGTCTCTTAATTTCTGCCATTGGCTTCGATCAAAGTCATTGGTACTGCGATGTGTTTTCAACGCACGATAAAAATTGCTTTGATATCTTACTAATATACCATTGTTGTAATTTTTTTCTTCGACCCAGTCTGTAAACGGTTCACTTAGGCCACCTACTGAAATTACAGGATCTTTGCTGCTGGCCTGTGGCTGATGATAATTGAAATAGGGATGTATGTCATCATAGCCTGCTACTATCCAGCCGCCTCCAGTTTTTTCCAATCGAACTCCGCTGTAACTAATCGTAGTTACTGGACTGCTGACATTGAATATGATATCATAGTTTTCGGGAGGTATGAAAATACTTTTAGATGTAGCAGAAGGATTTTTAGAGTCTAGTAGATATTTCTGTTGTTGCTGATCTACAAATCCACTCATTCTAAAACTTAGGGCCACATCTAATTTTTCTATTTTTTTCTGTAGATTATCTACAGGCAAGCCTTGTGATTTTATGTAACTAGTGAGATATCTCACTAGGCCTATATTATTAGCTTCAGACACATGTCTTGCAACATCTGAAATAGTCACAAACAATCCTGTGTCTGAATTTATATATTGATCTAGTTTATTTTTGGAGAATTTTGATCTGTCAAAATTGTCAGGAATATATTCGAATGGTTTCATCACGCACATGGCTGTGATTATCGCATAGGGCCATTCTGAACTTGATCTCCAGGCGTATTCAACTGGGCTGACATCTCCTAGCACGAAAGGTCCGCGATTATTAATCAACGAAAAATCCTTTGCAAGATTCGAATCCAACGGACTCAGCAACTTGCCGTCGCCGTCTACAGGGACGTGCGACGATAGTCCGGGTCGTTTGTATCTATCATAACGACCTGCTCGAACGCCTTGGCGAATAATACCGGCTTCAAGATCTTCCCACAATATCAAGTTATTGCTGGTATAAGGGGCGGCACCGTATTCGGCTTCCCACCAGACCGGTTGTTGACTGAATCCTAACATTTCCCAAGGACAGCGATGTGGTCTGTCTGTGTCATAAAAATGTTGATATACTCCTCTCCACCAACCAGGTATATTTTTGGTCTTGGTGGGGTCGGACATGTTTGAATAGGTATACGTAAATGAGTTTTCACTGTCAAAATATTCATTCACGGTATAATTGATATTGGTATTTTGTATCCATTTCAAAAAATCTTGGACTATCACGCCGTCTAGTTGAGCCTTAGAATATTCACCTACTTCGTAGTATCCGGCTAATATTTGATCTATGTCGAACACCGCAGAATCATATTCCTGCTTGATATTGTTGTAGATACGTAATTCTAATTCCAACAATAGATCATCTCTAAAATCATCAAACGCTGCTGTGATACTACCGTCGTGACCTTGTATGACATATCTAGGCTCTTGATATGTGTCATCAAGAAACTTGGTAGGAGTGTATTTTTTATACAGACCCATAGAGGTTGGAGTAGGAGGGATATGATTAGTAGCTGTGCTGAGATATTCTCTAATTTCTATGACATCTAATAACTCCAGTGTCACTAATAATTTCACAAAGCTAAATGTCGCATCAAACACATAGTCAACACCATGTAATAGCTGTGTGTCATTTTTATACACATACACTGCTCTGCTACTAGGAGTTGTAAGATCAAATGGCTGTGTCAGGGCAAACGTGCGTATCCCTGTGTCCTCTACCACTGTGGTCAGCGCAGTAAATGCTCCTGCTCCGATCATATCCGAATCTGAGAATGCGTCCTGTGCAGTTTTTACAGCGGTAAGACTGTTGATGATGTCATCTACAAAATCATTTACTGTGTCATTGTAATCAATTTCTAGGGACTTCTGTAAAAAATTATTTTTAAAAATTGTATATTCTTTTTCAGCGTATTGTATAGCTTTGACTATGTTATGAGTTTTGTCACACAAGGTCATTACTGCCAACGGTGTATTACCGCTGTGTTTTAAAAATCTCGACGCATGATATCTATAATCTTGAAGATCTCTTAGATTACTGACTCCTGGTAAAACACCAATAAACTCTTTGTCCCATTCTATCGCACTGGCAATATGATTAGTAGCTTGCCCTAGTGTGAATGATTGAATTGCTGTGTTAAGGGGATTCTTTTCAATGCCTATTGGCATTTCATAATATCCTTGATCAGGTTCTATATCAGCAATGATCTTGATTACCACAGCATCTTTGGCAGCAAATGTTTTATCGAATACAAATACGTTTCGACTTCGAGTCCAATTACCTAAATATCTGTTTCCGTTGAGGTAAAAATTTATCTCAGGATCAGCTGTGAGACTATCCCATTTCACCGTGTTAAATGTCAAGGTATCAGTATCAGTGTCTACTATGAGATTATCAATTATTGGTTGGATATATGTGTTGTTTAATTTCTGCCAACCGTTGGCAAACACATCAGATCCCAGTTTATAAAAACCAGTGGAAATTTTTTGTGTCACAGGCTTTCTATCAACACTATACCTGAATGTTTGTGTTTCCCAATTCCAATTAAATTCGATGTCTCCAATATTATCTATATTGAGATAACTAAGTCTAAAACCTAACTCGCTGTCAATTCTACCATTCCCGGGCTTATAGCTAAGGAGATGCGAACCTAAAAACTCTGTGTCGGAATACGTTGTGGTATCACCGAAACTTATTCCATCGCTGTCAAAAACATCAAACAATGGTGACTGATTGACTGTGGTTTTTTTCTGGCTAGCTACCCAATTTACACCATCAAAGTGATACATCAATCCTTTGTTTTTGTTACCTCTGGTAACAACTACTCCTTGTCCGAGTATTGATTCTGTATCTTCAGTTTCCTGCAAGTGTATCTGTTTTGAATTGGTATGTGTGATAAATTGCACTGTGTAGATTTTGTTGTTTGCTAATCTGTCAGTGTCTGCTATCACTAAAATTCTTGCACCGTTGAATAAAAATTCACCGTCTACGCTGTAGCCTGTTGATCCTTCAATGGTTGAAAACACATCGGCAGTATTTGTATCAATGTAATCCACAGACATTTTTGCCGTGGTTCCGTGATTAACTAGTTGTAGATTAGGCAGGAATTCGATTATGGGCCGCTTGGCTCTGGAAGTTTCTGCGGCTGGAAAATCTTGCCCTCGTAGTTTGTAGGCTTTTTCCAACACTGACCGATGGAACCAGCGATTATATCGACTCCACGGATTATTGTCTAGGCTGTTTCTAGCAATAGTGATATAATCTTTAAATGCAGCATATTCAGTGGCATCATCAAACGGCTGAGTGTCAAATCCTTCGTTGTCGAATAATATTTCAGGAACGTCTGTGCTTAATCTCGGCACAACTAGATCGTTGAATCGTGTTAAGGTAATAGCCGTGCCTACTCCTTCTACCAACCACGTGTTCTTGGCATATTTCGAGGGGGTGACTTTGCCATTGAATTCCACAATCATTCCATTTGAAAACTCCACTGCATTGCCGCTGGTATATGTGGTTTTTCCGAGTATTTCTAGTTCTACATTAATCGCTGTATTTTCTTCTATGTCGGCAATGATAAATCTACCAAATGCATCGGGAGTGATGTTGCTTTGATAATAAAGGACATCGGGTGCATCATACGGCACAGTAAAAGTCAATGTTCCGTTTTCAATTCCGTTGTTTGTAACACCCTTGTCATAGGCAAGTGCTGCGCCTTGGTTAGCTGATTCAACAAACTGCCAATCTTGACTATCAATGGCAATAGAACTGGCATCTAAAACAGACACATCACGAATTGCTCTCCATAATTTTGAATCATACACAGCAAAACTTCCTGCACGATACGGTTGATTGGGTCGAAACAGTAGTGAGCCGGAATCAAAATTGGTGCGTAAGTTAAAGCCTTCGTCAGGGGCATTGATTTTAAATTTATATGTTTGACCGCGGAATAAAGTTAGCGTAGGATTATTTGTGTAGCTGTCAGGACTAAACACAAAGGAATTTTTTGTTGTGCCTAACACAACTTTATATGTGCTGACTATATCCGCAGATTGACCAGTAATATTAATGCTGCGGGGGCCCAATGGTTCCCAATAGTATTCACGATAGTTTATGAACTTGTCCCAATCTATGGGAGGATTCCATGTGTAGTGCGTTTGATCAGCCAGCTTGTCATCGCGTTCGATAGAGTTTCCAAAAAATTTCAGTTGATTTTTAACATCTATGTAGTCATAGAAGTTTTCTATTTTATCCTGATCTCTAAATATGACTCCAGGTTCAAGCTGATAGCTGCTTCTCAAAGTAGCATCTGTATCAACATACACGTCATTGCCATTGTAGGTTTTGTCATATCTACGACCTACATAACCTACTACTTTATCCAACACGCCAGGCTGAATCAACGGATCAACTACTGCAGATAAAAATTTATCGTTGGTAGGAGTTTGAAAAATTGTAGGTAGTAGTTCGACTGATCTGCGTATAGGTAATCCGCTTTTAGGGAATGTATTATCAGCCATTAAACGTATCCTCCGCTACTAGTCTGGTATGTTGTAACTTGTTCATTTTCAGATTGCACACTTGTGTTTGTTCTTGTACCTATTTCAGCAGCAGTGATCGCAGATACAATTTCTATATCATCAACTGTGGCTGCGCTAATTAAAATTTCATCAGGATTGCTTTGTATTTCAAAAAGACTGCCAAATGCCTGACTTGTTTGTCTTGGAATGATCACAATATTTGCTAGGTCCGGAGCTACAGTATTTAAAATATACGTAGTAAGTTCGCCCATATAGAATCTGTCTCCAAAATCCCAATTGTTGATATCAAAGAAATCGTTGATAGCTGAAATAATTCTTACCTTGAGATCGTTATCGTTGATAGACAGATTTTGATTTTTCACAATCTTGAACACGGCTTGAAACGCAGGATCAGCCTTGGCGCCAAACAGCACTTTATATTTTACAGGATGATATATTATGTCATCACTGATGCTTTTTATCGATGATAGCGCAGATCCAAATGTAGTTCTTAACGCTTCACTAGTAGGTGCTACTGGTTGGGTGGATGTACCGCCTGCAAGATATGTTCTATAACTTTCATCATAACTTCTAATTAACAGATAGATATCAATGATGTTGCTAGAGGAAGGATCTATTCTTCTATCTACACTAGCGTTGTGTATATATTGAAACTTGAGATTTCTCCTACCCAATACTGCAGAATATTCGCTGGCGATGTCCAGGGTATTAGTTGTTCGATTTACTCGTTTAATTACATTTTCACCAATATCATAAAAATAAATCAATTGTTGATCAGGATATGATACAACATCTGTAAAATCTATGTTGTCTTGTTTATCTCTAATTAATATAAGATCTGTAGAGTTATCAATTAGTGTGCTGATTCTAGTACCGTAGATATCGTTGGTAGCTTGAAAAAATAAAAAATTTAAATCTGTATCAACGCCTACTATATTTTCAAATGCTTCAGGATTATCTATAACTCCGTCATCGTCAGAGTCTCTAAAACTTAGTTTGATTTCACTGGTGCTTTCGTAGCCGTCGCTGAATTTTATTGTATCGCTGATTTCAAAAGGAAAATCTTGAATCAGTTGCGTGACAAAATCTTTGCTGGTATTGACCCCTAGAACCTTGATTTGATCTTTTACTACTAACCCCAATTGATCATTATAACGTTTTTCATTTGAGTCAAAGTAAAATCTATTCTGATTAACACTACCAAAAATATAACCAAGCTTTCTAATTCTCACTGTGTAACTGTCAGGCTGTTTGACAAATGCCACTATCCAAGAACTATCTATATTTGTATTTGTAGTATCTCCTGCCTTGCCAAGAATAAAATCATCTACAAGATTTAAATTGTTACTGGTCACTAGTTTCCACTGCGATTCAGAAGATTCATAACGCAATCCAAAATTTTGATTTTCAAAAACTTGATTAACTATTTCTGTTTCTAATGCCGTAGGTAAGTCATTGATAAATCTTGGCAGGATTCGTGTAGCAATTGCACCTGTTGGCACTACAATATTCAACAATATAGGACCAAGACCTTTGACATAGCGGCCGTCGCCGGAAACTTTGATAATTTTTGCCCAGATATAATCTGTTTGATCTGCGTCATTGACATCAGCTGGAACAATTTTTCCTTTTTTAAATCTACTGCCTGCAGGGGCTGTAAATTTCACAGTTGCGTTAGTCAACACATATTTTAGGTTACTAGTTGAATATGCACCTACCAACAACTGTGAGTTATCTACCACATTTTTAAAATAGCCTGTGCTGGTCGCTGTGGAAATAGACTGCCATACTGTGTTGGTATCTGTGAAAAGTATTTTATCAAACTTGGTAAAATAAAAATTGTAAATTTCTGCGTCAGTAAAAACTGGTTCTATGCTGCGTCTAAGAAAGTTAATGATGTCTATTCTACTGGTAAATTTAAATGACAATACTGACTCGTCTTCTTTTTTATAAAGATATCCGTCGTCACCAAATACATTTATACTGCTGTATTTTCCTGTGGCATCAATGATGTCAAAATTTCTGCTGATGCCGCTGCTGGTTCTGTTGACTGATTTTATTTTTACAATGTTTTGCGATCCTAACAAAGGAGCAAGATTGTAATCTTCTGCAGTGATCATTCTATTCTGAGTGTAATACACTGCTGGCGCATTTGCTCGGATGGTGTCTATGTCTTCTGATGCTGCCGAGTTTGCTACAGTGCTCTGTAAAGCCAACCCTATAGTTAGTGTATGTTCAACATTATTTTTGTTTCTGTATAATACAGAAATATTAATACCTCTTAATTCGTTGGGATATATGGTATACGATAAACCATTGCTGGTTCTATAAAATACTCTAAATGCCCCTTGCGGCAGATTTCCGTAAACACCGTCCGCAAACACAAGATCAATATTGTCATTTTCTTTGGTGTTGATAGCATATATGTTGCGTATGTCTTGTGTTACGCTGTTATATGCAATATTATTGCCTACTAGCGATGACACCTTGGTCCATTCTTCCAGTTGGGCACCTTGCGAATTAAGAGAAAATAACCACACATCGTCATTGTTGATATTACCTGCGTCCACTGCAATTTTTTCGTTGGTAGTTGGTACATCTATAGAAAAATCTGCTAGTTCCAAGCTACCTTGCTTGAACTGTATAAAAAATCCTGTGTTAGCACTACCTGGTCCGGATCCATCATTTTTATATATAAATCCCAATTGGTTACCCGGAACTGGAGGCTCTTCATAGATATTTTCACTGTTCTTGAAAGATGTGCTGACTATTTCAAAATTTACACTTCTACTAGCCACAGTCTTAGTAAACGAGAACAAAGGAACATCTGTGCCCACAGTTCGGAATCTATATTGCTCAGTAGGAATACCTTGGATAATCGCGGATCCTTGGCTGCGACCAAATTCTGTGTTGTCGGCCATGGCACTGTTCAACACAGTGAGAAATTGTTCTAGCCAGTTAGTATTGGTAGGGTCGTTCCAGGTTATCAACTGTTGAGCAAGATTCTTGCCATTACTGTCGACGATAGTATCAGTGGTAGATACTGAAACAAATTTTAAAAGTCCGCTGGCGGCTGCGGTACGTTTGGCATTGTAACTGAGCATGCGAGCAATACGCAGCACACTTTCTTTGGTTTCTGCTAGCTCAATAAAGTTTTCACGGCTGGCAAGATCTATGCGGAATGCCAGACTCTGACCTAAGAACGCCACAGCATCAATCAATGCCATGTATTCTGATGATTCTATGTAGTCGTTGAAATCTTCTGGGTAGTTTTCACGTAGGTACGTGATAATAACCCTGCGCAGATTTTCAAAGTCGTAGCTGCGGAAATCCGCGTTTTTAAAGGTCTGATATATCCTGGTCCAATCTTGATTCAGTATGAGATTGTTTTGTCTGCTAGTTGTAGTCATACCAATATTTACCCTTAAAAATAAACTGCTTAGTTAATCACACTGTTGTTTTTGTCAAAGTTCAAGGTCATGCGTTCATTGATGTTAAACGGAATATACACCAAATCTGCTTGAATACGCATGCCTTGATCTGTGCTGTCTATGTTGATTTCAGTGACTGCAAATCTCGGATCATAGTTGATGATAGCTTCTACATCCTTGGCTATGATTTCTTTGACATCTGGAGTAAATGGTTCAAACAGCATGTCCCAGATCACTGTGCCGAATTCCGGATTTTCCAGTTTTTCGCCTTTGCGAATATAAAAATGATTGATCAAATCCTGTTTGACAAGATTGATATCGTATAGCTTAAAGTTCTTATTAGCTTCAGTAGAGCTGAATCCTTTATAGGTGAACTGACCTTGATTCTGCGTTACCGTAGCAGAACGCTGCGCTGCTGTTTGTTGGTTGTATAGTCTTGTGGCCATGTTTTAGGTGTCCCTGTCAGTTTTATCTGGAGTTAATAATTGCGGTGCTCTATGTTCATGCAAGGCCCAAGGCTCATGCATGGGTATGCGTTTCATGAAGCTTTTTACAATGCCGGCTTGGTAACGCTTGTCCCAACCTGCTGTGGTGCTAGTGGCTAAATTGTCTCTGAGATCATAGGGTCTTACAAAGTCAGCAGCCTCGGCAGTTTCTGCGTTTGTAGGACCGTTAAAAAATATTTTAGTACCGTTGACTTTGACTTCTGCGCCACTACCTAGATTGATATCTGAAGTGGAGCTAATTTTAGTTTCTGCTCCGGATGCAATATCTAGATCGTTGTTGGTGGATATTTTAGTCTTGGCTCCGACTAATATATCTAGGTTAGCACCCACTGTGAGTTTAGAATCATTGTTGATTAAAAATTCCATGTCTGTGGCAATTTCTACGTGCCACTTACCTGATTCAGTTCTCATATTAATATTTCTACCTGCTTCTAGATTTATATCTCGAGCAGCACGTATGTTGAGATCTTGCTGTGTATGCACACTGATGCTGTCTTGTGCATAGACATCGATCTTACCGTTGCTGGTAAGTTCTATCCATGCTGTGCCACGAGCATTGGCAATATAGATTAGATCTTCTGAGTTGTGCATCAGGATCTGATGCCCAGTTCTTGTTCTTACTCTAAAATATTCACTAGCAGGGATCGTTGCAGATCCTGTATCACCTTTTTTCTGATTAGTAGGATCTAAAAGATCGATGTATTTCACTGGACCTTCTGCTGCAGATTTTTCTCTGTGAAATCTATCATTGCCGTCATCCATGACCAACTGTGTGCCACCTAATCTACTCACTGGCACAGTAGCCTGACTGTCTGATTTGCCTATCTGTTGTTTTTTAGCACTGGTTCTGCGATCAAGCGGGCCCGGAGTAGAAATACCAAACACCATGCTAGGAGCTTCTCGTCTCGGTGAACTTGTATTGAATCCTCTAACATCATCCTCTAATAGGCCTTGTTCAAGAAATCTATCTGCTATAGGATGAACCACTCTAGGATATTTTTCTGGATCAATTTCCTGTGTGTCGCCATTGATGCGTTTGTTGATTTCAGCCACAGGCAAGGGCAATGTAGTATTACCATATCTTTTTTTATCTTCAGCATCTAAACTGTTTACAGTGCTGCTAGCTATGGCTGGTACCATGTGATTGATGTTGATGCCAGGTACGCAGGCAAACCAATAACCTGCTGCAGGATCGCCATTGACAAACAATACCAACACATTAACACCAACATCCGGCGGTACAAACCACATGCCGTATGATTTCTGTGTGTCGCTGAACCCGTCAATGGTTGACTTTGATCCATCGTTGTTTCCCATGAATTCAAATGGAGTATAACCGAAAAACGGCGATGCGTATTTCACAATAAAAGTTTGACTGTCGTCACCTGATGCGTTTGACTGATCTTTCAATAAGGTAACTTCGATAGATCCCATGAAGGAAGGGTCAAGATGACTAATAACTCGGGCGATGTATATGCCCGTGGTTAATCCACCGCTTCTGCCTTCATCATCAACCGACGGTCTTGATAATTCTGCCATTAATTTTGTCCTAGATCTCGATAATATCTAAAGCCCACTCTTCGTTGGGGTTGATTAGATGTAGTGGTTGGTTGAGCGCCTGTGCTAGAGGATGCAGTGTCAGCTCCGACTGTAGTGCTAGAAGAACTGCTGTCGACCAGTGATGTTTTCGGTGGTTCTTTGTCGCCTATTTCTATGGCTGGC